CTATTATACTTTTGTATACATTCCCAAAACTCCAGACATTCAATACGATGAACATCCATTAGTTGCAGTAACTGAAGTTCAACGATGGGGTTTCCGAGGATTTAACTATCACTGGGGTATGATGAGGAATTATACGTGGCAAGAAGTTACTGGAGCACTACATCATGTCAGGCAAAATGAGATTGATTATCTTCGTTCATTACCTTATGGAAAAATCAGGACTAAATAACTAAAAAGTCTATAATGGCTGAATCTAAACAATATCTTCTACCCAATACCCAAGGAAGATATGTTACAGTAACTGTTACTAATACAAGTGGAGAAGTCTATCGTGTGAATGACGATGGAACTAGAACAATTTATGGTGACTATTTTGTAGAAAATGGAAAAACAATTCTAGAAGCATCCACATTTTCTTCATCAGAGTTTCAAAAAAATTTGGCACAAAACTCTCAAGGATACAACAGAACAATCAGTAATTCTGTTCTTGAAGCAAGTGGACAAACTATCCCTCAAGAAAATTCAAATCAATCCGTACTAGATAGTGGTTCGGTCCCAATTAATAAAGATGCGAATCAAAAATCAACGGCACTAGACCCCCAATCTTTAAGATACCCACTAAGTAATGATGGAAATTTTGACTATTTAATGATAACAACCCACGAACTACGTAGAGATAGAGAAGGAAATTTACTCGGTCAGCAAGGATTTAAATTAAAAAGCGCAGATGAACTTCTAAGTCGTTCAATAGGTTCAACTATAGTTCTTCCGATGCAACCTGGAATATCAGATAGCAACTCTGTTGATTGGGGTTCTGATAGTTTAAATCCACTTCAGTTGCTTGGAGCAAGAATTGCGGGAGGAATGATGGGAAATCTTAGTGAATTAAACTTATCTGGTGCAGTAAGAGAAACTGTTGCTCAAGTTAAAACTGCTTTTGCTCAAGCAGGTGCAGCAATAGAACCAAGTGATATTACATCATATTTTGCTGGGCAAGCAGTTGGAGCAAATATCTTTACTCGTTCAACTGGAAAAGTTATAAATCCAAATCTAGAATTATTATTCAGAGGACCTCAACTAAGAAGTTTTAGTTATAATTATAGATTTACTCCAAGAAGTGATGATGAAGCAGCAGTAGTAAAAAGAATTGTAAGACATTTTAAAAAGTATATGGCAGTTAGAAGAGAGGATGGTCAAGGTCTATTTCTCAAAACTCCCCATGTTTTCAAGTTGAGTTATGTATACTCTTCTGGCGGACAACACCCATTCTTAAATAAAATTAAACCATGTGCCCTTACAAACTTTAATGTTGATTATACTCCAGATGGAAGTTATATGACATATAAAGATGGTTCGATGACATCTTATTCAGTATCGATGCAATTCTCTGAACTGACTCCAATATATGAAGATGATTATAAAGACACCGATAACGATATGGGTTACTAAAAATGGCAAAACCTTATTTTAGACAAGTTCCAAACTTCGAATATGTCAGTAGAACTGCTGATAATAAAGCAATCTCCGATTATATTCCAGTAAAAAATCTTTTTAAGAAAGGAAAGCTTCGTGAAGATATTTTTGGTAACTTAAATTTCTTCACGAAGTATAAGATTATTGGAGACGAAAGACCAGATAATGTTGCACTCGAAATATATAATGACTCAACATTAGATTGGGTAGTTCTTATCTCAAACAATATTCTCAATATTCAAACAGAGTGGCCTTTACCTCAAGCAGTTTTTGACAAAGTTCTACTTGAAAAATATGGAGACTACAATACTCTTTATAATGGTATTCACCACTATGAAACTGTAGAAGTTAAAAACTCAGCAGGAGCAATTTTACTTCCTGCTGGAACTAGAATGCCAAACACTTGGAAAACGAATGGAAACTTTGTTGAGATAAACAACTCAAAAATATCTCAAATCTTTTCTGGAAATGGTTTAGTACCTTCAACTACAGTAAATGTCACATTAAAGAATGGAATTAAAGGAATCAACGTTGGTTCTGAAGTGGTCATTTCAAATGTATCTGAGAATGAGTATAACGGAAGATTTATAGTTACGAGTGCTGTAATTCCATTTGATGATGAAATTTGCAGAGCATTCACATATGAATTATCTTCTGCACCAACAATTGCAAGTCCAACATTAAGCACAAGTGAAGCAGAAGAAGTATTGTTTAAAGTAGGAACTGGAGGAAACTCGTACTACTATGAATATTATGATGAAGGAATTGGAAATTATGTATTACTTCCATCTTCCTCCATTCTTACTCCAGTAACTAACTACCAATATGAATCTGAGATTGAAGATGCAAAGAGAAATATATTTGTTCTTAAGCCTCAGTATTTAAATGTAGTCTTTAATGACCTAGATGATATTATGCCATACAAAAAAGGTAGCACTCAATATGTGAATGCTACCCTTAAGAGAGGAGATAATATCAGACTGTTTGAGTAATCAGTCCTCAGCAAGACGCTGGAAGTAACTCAGAGCATCATCTTCATCTTCGTCAGATGTTTCAATCTTAGGAAGTGAAGGAGACTTGCTACGAGCAAAGGATTGTTCCAGTTCTGCAATCACTTCTTCTTCTTTCGAAGGAGTTTGGGTGTAAGACTCATAATCATCTTCTTGCTCCTGAACTGCTGCACGAGCAGACTTCTGACCCAGTACATACTTCAGACGCTTTTCAAGGTCTTCATAAGACTTGAACTGGTCAGGAGCAACGATTGCAGAAAGAGAATACTCTTTCTTCCAGATTGCTTCCAGAGCATCATCATCGTCCAGAAGAGGACTAGAACTATCGAACTCAGACTTATCATAGTTCCAGTAACCTTCAACCTTACGAATCTTCAGACGGAAGTTTGCACCACCCCAGAAATCAAAGGGATTGATTGGTTCTTCATCTTCAAACTCAGGTTGCATGGCATTCAAAATCTTATCAAAGATTTTCTTACCAAACTTGAACAGGAAGACTTTACCCTCGTTCTGAGGATTAGCAGGGTCTTTTACCACATAAATGTTGCTGTAGTAAGACAGTTTACGCTTCTGCTTACGAACAGTTTCCTTATCTTTTTCACTACCACTATTCCAGAGTTCACGATTGTGCTCAGAAACGGGGTCTTTTTGACCAACAGTAGTCAGTGAGTTTTCGATGTACCAACCACCAGGACCTTGGAAAGCATGTGCATACATCTTTACCCAAGGAAGTTCTTCACCTTCAGGTGCGGGAAGGAAACGGATGATGGCAGAACCAACACCAGTCTTATCCATTTCAGGTTTCCAGAAACGGTCATCTGGACCACCTCCACTGGTGCTCATTTTTTCTACTTCCTTCACCAGTTTCTCAGTGAGAGAACCAAGTTTGGATTGCTTTTTCAGATTTTCGAAAGACATTTGTATACCTCGGATTGTTTGGATTTGGCCTTTGTGTACTCCATCAGTCTACAGGTCGGAACCAGTATTGTCAATACGTTCCTTCATGGTCTCAAGCAGTTGAGTCATGTTGTTGAATATAACATTCATATCCACATGGGGAGGAAGTCCCATCATTCTTGCAGATTCCCGAATCTTTTCTTTCATTTTAACTGCTTCAGGGTCATCAGAAAGTTTCAGTCTCGTATAAAGAATTTGTTGTTTATTCAGTAGTTTTTCAAGAAGAGAAACATGAAATAACTTTTCCTCCTTAGTCATGCGAGGAAATTCAAATACGTTTCTGTAAATGTCCTCTTGAAGGTCAGAAATTTCAGATATTTCTGCACGGACAACTTCAGAGTCAAAAAAGCTCATGTTCCTCCAACAACTTGCTTAAGTATTTTCTTGTAATGGAATACATCTATATGTAGGAAAGGAGAATATTTTTTAATTTTTAAACTGACGGTTTCCCACACAGGGTCTTTTAGTTTCTTATCAAAGTTTTTCCCGAACAGGAAAATCTTATCGTATATCACCATAGTTTCTAGGCTAATTTTACCGATAAGGAAACTTTTTAGAAGAAGTGGATGTCCCTTAGAACAATCAAATACTTCTTCAA